CTGGCCCAGTGCTTTTTGGCGCAAAACAGCGAACAATAATCGCCCCACGCGCATAATCAAGAGATTGCGTGAGCGAAGATTGTGTTGTCAGCCCAAAGGTGATATTGACACGCACGTACTCTTTCGGCGGGTCGGGTGGAACGGCAGGTACATTGTCAAAATATACTGGAATTGAAGGTGACTCGTCATTGTACGCTGTAAGAAGCGGGCCTTCGAGTTTTGCGCGAATTGATTGGTAGTTCATTTGCTAGCCAGCGTAATTGTATTTAAATCCTAGCTCTACTCCACGGCCAAGATTCACCTGAAGCGCCCCACCTTGCACATAGGTATAAAACCAATCTGGTTCAGCAGTTCGCGCAGCCGGGGCATCAGCAAGTTCTCCAGAAAATGGTCTGCCAATTTCATAGCGAAGACTTGGATTATCTCGATTGTCACCAAGAACTGGATCTTTGATTGGATCCGATTCTGGCCTTTTGAAAATATCCCTTGACTCGTCAATTGCTTGAGCAGCATGTGGTGATGTATTGACAATTTCAAACTCTAACTTGCCTTTTTCTATAGCTTTTTCAAAGCGAGATGCAGGAAAATTTCTGCGTGTATAAGAATAGAGGCGACCGTTGGCTTCGCGTGGTGGACGACCCGCCTCTCCAGCTGGAACAGCATCCCAAGATGCTGCAAATTCACCTGTCCATGCAGGGCCAGCCTCAACAAGTCCATTTGTTATAGTTACAGCAGATTGCTGTATAGATGAAGCAATTGCTTTATTTATGTCTTTCATCAATTGCTTTGCGATACTTTTTTCTTGCCCACCACCTCTAAACCTTGCCATATCAATTCAGCCTCGCAACAACTGAGTGCATAATAGGATTGTCGCCCCGATACGGAATGACTTCAACGATTTTTGCAGTACGAGAAACTGCGCCTTCTGAGTAGCGAATAGAATCTGTCGTGCGAGGATAGTAAGTAAACAGGGCGGAAGCGGAAAAAATAATTTTCACATACGAGCCATTTCCAATGCTTTCACGCTCTTTATTTTTCAGCTCAGAAACAACGACTTTCATTGCAATTTCAGTCGTTGCGCCGCTAACTTTGCCAGTTTCGGGGTTGTAAGTTTGATTTTGAGACGCCTTAATATATGTCGCGTTGACGCCAAACTGATCAATCAGTGGGGCGGGAATAGAAGAAAAAATGTCATCAACAAGAGACATGATTTATCACAGCGGATTGCTGGCCCAGCCGCCATAAGCCGGAAAAACCTGCCCACCCGAAAAACGAATGCGACTCGGGCGGAACGAACGATTTCCGTAGTACGGATCTAGTCGTGCAACGCTGTCACGAGACACATAAGGCTGATTGAAACTTGCGTCAACGATATAACGACTCAGAATATCCATTGAAAATGGCGGGATGTAATCCATTCCCGTCTGAGGGTTGTCGCCCTGCTTGAATTTCACGCGCAGAGCGCCATCGCCCAGTTCGACTTCTTCGTATTGATTCGTGCTGCGTAGCGAAGCGCCACCATCATTTGCTGCAACGGCTGTATATCCGCCGCCACTACCAAGAAACGCCGCCATGTAAGCAACAGCAATTTCAAAGTCAATAGGCAGTGCATCATTTGCAAGCAGGCGCCCATCAACTTTGATACTACGCGGCCAGGCAAGCGATTGATCTTGCGTTGCAACACTTCCCTTCCACTTCAAGGGATTGATTGTCATCGTTGCAGCGACAAGAGTCTGCTCTTTTTGTGTGCTGTTCAATGCCAGCCAAGCGGTCACGCCAGCGCTGACAGGCAGCTCACCGAGCAGGGTCGTAGCTCGTGCGACGCTCAGAAACGAATTGGCATCGCTCGCCCCGAGCGTTGAAACAAAAGCCATCGACCCGCTCCGCTAGGTGGGCTCAGCCCTTGGCTGTGGACTTCGCCTTTGCAGTCACCGTAGTCGCCTTGGTGGCTTCTTCATCGGCTTCTGCGGCTGGCATGGGGCATTCAGCTGGAGCGGCCTGCTCGGCCTCCTGCTGCTGCCTCAGCTCTTCAGCAATGCGGAATGCTGCCATTCCCATGTCAAACACCTCCTGATAGAAAAAGAGCCCCCCGAAGGGGGCATTTGTAACTTACACCGATCAGATGTAAGCCTTGAGTTGGGTGATGCGGATGTTGCGATTATCCGTAAACACCTTTGTCCAGTTGGTGCCAGTAGCAAGCTCGGCGTTGGTAGGCGAGTTGCCAGCAGCAGTGCCGGTCCAGCTGATGCCATTCGGATGCACCAGATAATGCGTCCGGTTGATCAGGAAGTCGATGCCCTTCAGGGAATCGCGGTCGGTCTCCAGTGGGTTCTTGGCGTCGGCGGTCGCATAAGCGAAGGCGCCAGGACCGAAGAAATAGGTGGAGAGCACGTCCTTGCCAGCACCGCCACCAGTGCCAGCGCCTGCATCGACAGGCAGGGTGTCATCAACGAACACCGGGCGACCCAGGTAGGTGCCCTTCTCCAAACGCTCAGCAGACAGGCGAGTGTCGAGCTGAGAGGTGGTGGAAGCGGGAACGATCAGATCCTGCTTCATCAGGGCGTAGAACGTCCGAGAGTGCATGAACACGCCGGTCAGCTCTTCGCCTGCATCACCCAGCTTGGCAATGGCGTCAACCAGGGAGTCAGGGGTCAGCGCGGTGGAAGTACCACCAGCGGCATGAGACGACACCAGGGGACCGCCAGTAGCAAACAGGCCCTTGATCACTTGGATCAGGACTTTCTGCATGTCACGCACCCAGTAGCGGCCGGTGCTACGGGCAATGGCCTGCATCGGGTCGGAACCAGCAAGCTCGGCGGCGAGGTCGGAAGCCTTCCAAGCCTTACCGCGCATGTTGCGCACGCCAACCTGAGTGCCACCGGAGATGGTCTGAGCGGTCAGGCCAGTGGTGTCATTCAGAATCTCAGAGTCGCCCGAGAGATCACCGAAGAACGGCAGATCGATCAGCTTGCCACCTTTCTGGAACTCAGATTGGATGGCGGCGTTGGTTGCCATCAGGCCGGAAGTCACAAGGACGTTGCGATCCTGAACCTCTTCCTGTTGATACTCAAGGAAGAGCTTGGGAATAAGGGGAACGTTTGCGAGAAGCATGACAAATCCTCGGAAGAGGGAGAATGATTTCAACGAGTGCGGGTTCGACCGCAGAAGATGCGAGCGGATAGGCACTGCCTCAATCAACACTCTCATCAGATGAGCAGGGCACCGCCTCTACTCATGAGCTGCAAGGGCACGGCCCCGCAATGACAATTAGATACTAGCGCTTCTTCTTGTCTTTGCGCTTAACGCCAGCCTCAGACAAGGCGATTGCACGGGCTTGGGCTGCGCTTTTGACAAGCGGCCCTTTCTTGCTACCGGAATGTAGCTTGCCTGCTTTGAACTCACGCATGACTTTGCTGATTTTCTTTTCAGCCTTGGTCTTCTTTTTCATGGCGAGAGGTAAGATGATTTTGGGCTCAGTCTAGCTGTCACCACAACTCACGTGAACTCCAGTAAGCGCCTGAAAGTTTTCCGCGCTCGATATTTGCACGATGGCGAGCACGGAAAGATGCACGGCGAGCACGAGAGCGTTCATCTTGTCGATTGCCCGCTGTTGTCATATTTGCATCACCAAAACGAATCAGTTTATATGTATCGCCCTGCTTTGCCATGACAACGCCCTTTTTTGTTGGGTGATCTGGC